AAGAAAACCACCAGAAGAGTTAGAAAGATTAAAAAGAGAAAACTTTGAAAGAGCTGCACCTGGGTTAGAGAACCCTGATGAAGTTAAACAGATGTTAGGTTTAGCTTATGGTGGTAGGATTGGTTTTGACCGAGGAGGCATGGCTAACGTTTTAAAATATCTAGAAGGTTTAGAACCAGGAACTAATGTTACAATGGACGATCTTAAAAAAATTGCTAAAAATAATAAATGGGAATTTAGTCCTGCTACATTATATAGAATGTTAAATAATCCTGATAGTAAACAGATTGCTAAATCTGGAAACGAGGTCTTTATGTATGGGGAAGAAAATCGTAATCGTGCAAAAAATATTATGCAACGAATTAATTTTGAACAAAAAATACAACTAAAGCCTACAGAAGAAGTATTTAAAAAGATTGATCTTATGATTGCGGATAAAGAAAAGTTTCCTAGCATGAAATCTATTGGAGAAGAGTTAGGCTATAAAGCTACTAAAAAAGGTCAAGGCGGTAATTTAAGATTAGAGAGTCCGTTGATGAAAGAATACCAAAAATCAAGAGGAAGAAATTTAATTAATGAAATGAGATTCAAGGAATACAAGCTCACGAAAAATTCACCTTGGGTGAAAAAAGTGATTGCTACAAGAAAAGAGCTTGGAAGTACTCGAGCTACTGCTAAAAAATTAAAAGTAGATAGCAAAACTATTAGAAATATTACCGAGCAATTTGCGCCTAATATGTTTGGGAAGGTAAATCTAAGAAAAAGTGATAAATGGAATTATAAAAAAGTCAGATCTAAAAGAGAAGCTGAGTTAGCTAAACGACTTGGAGGAAAAAATAATCCAGCATTTTTACAATACATGGATTTATGGGAAGACATTGTTGATGCGAATGAAGACATTTTGAGAATGAGTGATGACGCCATTTTTAATAATCCAAGAATTAAAATGGCTATGAATGTAGATGTCACAGGATTAAAAGTGGGTGACCCTATTAATTTTGATAGATATAAAAATCTTTCTAAAAAAGAATTTGTAAAAAAAGTTAGAGACTTGGCAAAAACAAACCAGTTCTTTCAAGCAGAACATAGTATTCCAATAGCCAGTGAAAAGATAGCAGCCGCTTATCCTAATAATCTTCAAGTTGCTCAAGGAAGAATTGGAGGTCAAATAGAAGCTATAAAAACCTATATTCGAAATAATCCTAATGGAAAACATATTCCTCAAATTAATGAGTTTTTAAATGAATTTGATATTCAAATTAGAGAAGGCGGACAAACCTACGGGTGGACAAATCCTAATAATAAATCAGGTTTAAATGTTTACAACACTCAATCTAGAACTTCAGATATTGTTGAGTCTGCTTTTAATAAGAATGCATCAAACACAATTATTAATAAAAATTTAAAAAATATTAATGTTGGTAGTAGAGGAAAAGTGTATTCATTTTTTGGAGGCCCTAATGTAAAAGAAGCCGCTGCTGCTTTTGGCAAAGCAGGAAAAGTTGCAAAGTTGATTGCTAAAGGAGAAGGTATTCTTGCTCCCGTGTTTGTAGCTGGTGGAAGTATGTATGGTTTGCCTTTTAAAAGATCACTTTATGAAAGCACTTATGGTATTCTTGGACAAAGCAAATCTGAAGCTTTAAAAAAACTTCAACCGAAAGCATCTAAATTTTTAGATTTTGAGGCGGCACAACGGAAATATAATACTCTTCTAAATAATTATAATAATGCTTCTCCATACGATAAATTAAGATTTAAAGATAAAATGGCAGAAAAAACAGAAGAGTTTGAAAATTTAGAAACACAATATCAAAGTTTACCTTTGCCTGAAAAAATTGAATCAGAGGCTGCAGCAGCAGAAGCAGAAACTAAATATGAAGATTTAATAAAAGCAAATAGAGACAGACGTTTTGAATATGGTGTAGTTCCAAAAAAAGAGTTGTTTATGGACATTAAAGATTATTTCGGAAACATTAAAGAAAATGTACAACCTATTGAAAATGTATATGGCACTACAATACCCATGGGCAACATTACAGGTCAAACACAGTATGATTTTGCAGGTGGTGGAATAGTGGGTATAAGAAGACCAAGCGCAATACCGCCTGAAAAAGGACCTCAACCACAAGGCTTGGATTATCTTAAATATTATGGTACATAACGCGAGGGAGAAATAATGGCAGATATAGATAAATCATTACCTAACCAACCAGAAGTTACGGTTGAAGATCAAAAAACAATTGAAGTAGATACAGGTACTCCAGTAGAACCACAAAAAGACATTGAAGTTACAGAAACTTTAGATGGTGGTGCAGAAATATCTTTTGATCCTAATGCTATTATTCCACAAGCATCAAACACACACTTTCAAAATTTAGCAGAACTTTTAGACGGTACAATTTTAGACCCATTAGGAGCTAACCTGATGAATGATTATATAGATTACAAAGCATCAAGAAAAGATTGGGAAAACACATATAGAAATGGTTTAGATCTTTTAGGATTTAAATACACACAAAGAACAGAACCTTTTAAAGGCGCTGCAGGTGTTACTCACCCAGTTCTTGCAGAAGCAGTTACACAATTCCAAGCACAAGCATACAAAGAGTTATTACCTGCTGATGGTCCAGTTAGAACACAAATTTTAGGATTACAAACACCAGCTAAACAAGATCAGTCTAACCGTGTAAAAGATTTTATGAACTACCAGATCATGGACCAGATGAAGGAGTATGAACCGGAGTTTGACCAGATGCTATTTTACCTCCCTCTAAGCGGGTCAACTTTTAAGAAAGTCTATTATGATGATCTATTGGGTAGGGCGGTATCTAAATTTATACCTGCCGATGATTTGGTGGTACCCTACTCAGCTACAAGTCTAGATGATGCTGAAGCAGTAATGCACATCATTAAAATGTCTAAAAACGATTTAAGAAAACAACAAGTTGGTGGTTTCTATAGAGATGTAGATTTAACACCACCTAATATGCAAAACGATGAGATAACTAAAAAAGAACAAGAGTTAGAAGGTGTTAAACAATTAAAACAAGATGATATGTACACACTTATTGAGTGTCATGTTAACGTAGATCTAGAAGGTTTTGAAGATATGAAAGATGGTGAACCTACAGGAATTAAACTTCCTTATGTTGTAACTATAGAAGAAGGATCTAGAAAAGTTTTATCTATTAGAAGAAATTACAAAGAAGGTGACATAAGAAAAAACAAAATAAATTACTTTGTGCAATTTAAATTTTTACCTGGCACAGGTTTTTATGGTTTTGGTCTTATCCACATGATAGGTGGACTGTCAAGAACAGCGACCACAGCTTTAAGACAGTTGTTAGATGCTGGAACATTATCTAACCTGCCAGCTGGTTTTAAATCAAGAGGCATAAGAGTAAGAGATGATGCACAACCTTTACAACCTGGTGAGTTTAGAGATGTAGATGCTCCTGGTGGAAACATCAGAGATCAGTTTATGACTCTACCATACAAAGAACCATCAGCGGTCCTTTTACAATTATTAGGTACAGTTGTAGGAGCAGGTCAACGTTTTGCGGCAATTGCAGATATGCAAGTGGGTGACGGTAATCAAAGAGCTGCAGTAGGTACAACAGTTGCGTTACTTGAAAGAGGAAGCAGAACAATGTCTGCTATTCACAAAAGATTATATGTAGGATTAAAACAAGAATTTAAATTATTAGCTGATGTATTCAAAACATACTTACCACCTGAGTATCCATATGATGTTGCTGGTGGAGCAAAAACAGTAAAAGTACAAGACTTCGACGACAGAGTAGATATTTTACCGGTTGCAGATCCAAATATCTTTTCTCAAACACAAAGAATATCAATGGCACAAACACAATTACAATTAGCTACATCAAATCCAACTATGCATAACATGTATCAAGCATATAGATCTATGTATGAAGCAATTGGTGTAAAAAATATAAATGGAATTTTACCACCACCAATGCAACCAAAACCAGTTGATCCAAGTATAGAACATATTATGGCAATGGGTATGAAACCTTTCCAAGCATTCCCTGGTCAAGACCATCAAGCACACATAGATGCTCACTTAGCGTTTATGGGTTTAAATATGGTTAGAAATAATCCAACAATGATGGCTGCAATACAAAAAAACATACTTGAACACATAACTTTAATGGCACAAGAACAAGTACAATTAGAGTTTGCACAAGAAATGATGCAAGTACAACAAATGACTATGATGGCAGCACAGAATCCACAGATACTACAACAGATACAAGCAGTAAATCAGAAGATAGAAGCAAGAAAAGCTATCTTAGTTGCTGAAATGACAGCTGAATACACTAAAGAAGAAAACAAAATTACCTCTCAAATGGATGGAGACCCTCTATTGAAGCTAAAATCTAGAGAAGTTGACCTAAGAGCAATGGAAAATGAAAGAAAACGTAAGTATGATGAGTCAAGAATTGATATTGATACGTCTAAATTGATGCAAGCGAGAGAAATTGCTGAAGATAAGCTAGAACAAAACGAAGATTTAGCAGAATTAAGAGCTGAAACGTCTTTGACTAAGCAAATGATGTCAAATGCAGTAAAAAATGGTGCTGACAGGGGTAGAAAAAACTAGTAAAGTAATTTATAAGGAGCAAATATGAAAAAAGCAAAAGAAAAAGGAAAAGTAGTAGTTGAACACAGCCAATTTTTAAACAAAGATGGTTTTAAAAATGGTGGTGTTGTTATTGAAGCCACTAATCCTGCTGAAACACAAACATTTCCTGTTAAAGGTCAAAGAGGAATGTTAGCTGAAAAGAAAAGAAACGCAAAACTATTCTAATTATGGCTTGGTTCAGTTTAGCAAAGATGGCAATCCAAGCTGGAAGCCATATATACAAAAAACGTCAACAAACTAAGATGGCTATGGCGGATGCACAACATATGCATGCGCAAAAAATGGCCGAAGGAAAAGAAGCTTACCAAGGCAAACTTTTAGAAGCACGTCAAAACGACTGGAAAGACGAATTCGTATTGATAATTTTAAGTGCTCCGATAGTTGTGCTCGCTTGGGCGGTCATAAGTGACGATCCGGAAGCTATGGACAAAGTAAAACTATTTTTTGAGTACTTTTCTACTCTTCCCTCATGGTTCACGAATTTATGGATACTTGTAGTTGCGAGTATTTTTGGTATAAAGGGTACACAAATA